AGTAATCATTCCACTTGATAGGCCACTCTTGAGTCATAATACCGTGAACGGCGTTGCTTAACTTTTTCTCCATGGCGGTGATGCTCCGGCTGTTTATAGTCTCATACACAGCCAATCCTTGTGTATCGCCCATGTAGACTTGAGTGTTGCGCTTACCCATCAAAGACATAAGGAAGTCGGGGTTGTCAGCGTCGGGGAAAATCGTCAAGAAGTGGGTCGGCTCATCGTAGCCCTTGAGCATAAGCAATTTGCGGTAAAAGCACAACTCGCCACGAGTCCTTGACAACTTGGAAGAGTTGGCGTTGCCCGTCTTCAACTCAACGACAACGAGGTGTCCATCGGGGTGTCGGAACACACCGTCAATCATACCCACCAACTCAACAGGATAGTTGATTTCCCCATCGTCAGTAAGAACGCTGATGAAATAGGGGTGGACATGTTTATCCTCCAATTCTACGATTTCAATGTGTCCCCATTCCTCAGCAATCGCTTCAAGGATTTCACGCATGGCATCCACGCCAGCCTCGGTTTGCACACCTTGAGCGATAGCGTACTTGTTGAAGGTGGTGTCCATCATCACATCGGGCATGATGTCGCAGGTCTTGTCAACGGACAACTCACGAAGACCATCCTCCATGACTTGATGAATTGCTGTGCCACGGATGGCGGCTTCGCTGGAAGGTATGTCCATGTCGGGCAAGGCGATTTTGTTCCACCAGTATTGACGGGGACACATGGCGTAGTTGTTGTAGGACGACTTGCTTACGCGAAGCACCATTTCGTCCGTGACCTTAGTAGGGTCATAAGTAGATGTGCGCTTCGCCTCTCCCATGTTTTACCATAGGTTTGCAGCCTTATAAGGCTTTCTATTCGTCCTTCTTGGCCGGTTTCTTGGCCTTGGGCTTTGGTGCTGGCTTAGGTGCTTCCTCTTGTGAGCGCACAAAAGCCCGCATGTCGGGGCCGACTCCAATGAGTCCTTCCGGCCATTCTTTAGGGATAATTTTACCAGCCTCTTTGCACATGGCTTGGAGTCGTTCAAGGTTTTGACGGGGCATAGTAATCAACCTCATTCAGCAACACAAAGCACGAAGTCGCAAGGAGCGGTGTCGGCTTGGAGTGAAATGTGCGAAATGGCGGTTTGGGATGCGTCAAAGCGGATGCAAAACACGCTGTTTGGTGCGATTTTGAGGGCGCACAAATCCGAACCCGAAGCCGCTTCTTGAAGGGTGATGGTGATAAAGTTCGTTCCGTCTCGGTTCTCAAAGTAGATGCCGTCAGCCTGTGCAACACCGAAGGATGCCATGACATACTGAACGGCTCCCGAATGAGATACATTCCCTTGGATGAGCGTAGCGTCGCCGCTCGTGAATGACTTGGCTCCGCTTGATTCGGAGAAAGCGTTTGCGCCGTCGCCGCTTTCCATTTGAAATGATGCGCTGATTGTGTTATTACGAGCCATGTATAATCGCCTCTATCTTTTTCACCTGTCGGTTGATATTTAAATTATTCCTCGGAAGAGTTATCCTCATCCATCATATCGCCCTTGAACGCTTCTTCGGGTAGTGGGTCAATTCGTGCGCCACAATCAACACACATCGGATTTACCTCAATACCTTCAAGGAGCGGGCGCATGTTGATTGTCCCACAGGATTCACACTTGACTTCTTCGGCCTTACCTAATTCCTTTAGAAGTGAAAACAGAAGGATGTTCGTCCGTTGCATGTCGTGGCCGACAGCCATTGAAAGACGCTCAATCTTCCCGTTCAACTCAAACATGGCTTGTGTGAGTTGGTTTTGAGTCAATTTCTTTTGGGGTCGCACACCGTTGCTCATGTCCCTTCAACCCTTTCCATACATACACAGCATATAAATGTGTCTAAACCCAGTCGTGCAAGGTCTTGTAGGTAGTCTCCGCATCCTCAACCCAATATCCTATTCGGGCTTCTGCTATGGCGAGATATTCCCTGTCCATTTCTATTCCGATAAAATCAAAACCTTCAACCTTAGCGGCTATGCCCGTTGTGCCGCTTCCCATGAATGGGTCAAGCACAAGACCTTCCGGTGGCGTCACCAAACGACAAAGGTATTTCATCAAGTCCACAGGCTTGACGGTAGGGTGGATATTCTTCATCATCGGGGCGTTCTCCTTGCCCTGTTCAAGCCGTTTCTCCACACTTACTTTTCTCCCAATACCACCTGCGTTGTGTTGGGACTTCTTGTCCTCAAACGCTTCAAGTCCGGCGTTGCGCTCGGACTTACTCGCCTTGGCGCAGTAAAAGAATCGTGCGTTTTCTTCGGGGAATAGACTCACGACTTCATCCGAGCCATCGTGAATGAAATTGGCAGGGAAGCGACCTTCAACCGGACGGGCCTCGCCATCGTCATAGTTGTAGCCGCCTTGTGTGCCACCCCTTGATGCGCCAGCCGTTGCGCTGTCTCCGCTCCGTCCCTTGCCGCCCCAACCGACGACATCCGTTCCGATGCGACAACCGTCAATGTTGATGCCGCCTGTTCCGTGTTCAAGCACATTCGCAACAAGTGTGCCGATGAGGGGCTTACGGGCGACCACGATAGGCTCATGGGCGGGTTTGAGGGCTGAACCCCAACCCTCCCATTGTTTCGCTTTATCGGTAATTGGGTCGTTGCTATAAATGTTCCATTCCATAACATTTCTGTTCTGCGCTCCCTGTTCCACATTGGATTTAGTCATACCACTCCCATTATGCTTGCCGATAATTTCTCTTTGTGCGCCAGCCACCTTATCCATAGACTTACTGATATTGTGCGACTTGGGGAAACCCGACCCATATACCCACATGATTTGGTCACGAATCTCAAAGCCAGCATCCTCAACATTGACAACGAGCCGGTGATAGGTGCGTGAACCAGCGAAGGCCAGCAGGTGTCCTCCGGGCTTTAACACACGAAGGCATTCACGCCATATCTCCGCCGAGGGAACATCGTAGTCCCATTTCTTTCCCATAAAAGAAAGTCCGTATGGTGGGTCGGTGACGATGCTATCCACCGAGTCGTCGGGAAGCCCTTTCAGCACGCTCAAACAATCGCCTTCAAACAATCTCATATCCATGCCACCCTTGACTTGCCATCCATGGCCCGGTGTAGTGGTGAGATGTCCCACCCCGCCACTTGATAATACGGTAAAACCTTCTTGATAATGAACCGTTCAACCATCGTGCGATAGCCGATTTCGGCAATACCCTCAATGTCCTTTGGGTCATCAAAGGCAAGGTATTGGCCGCTTGGAGAGATGGTCACCAAGAAATAATCGTTGGCCCGGTAACCCTTGCCGAGTGTCCTGTTGGCCCATTGTGCGCCAGCGGCAACGCCGCTAACGCTGGTGTATTCGGAGAGGTTTTTGCTCAATTTTCCCTTCATGCACAAATCCAACGGGTCTACTTTACCCTCAATAACATTCTCAATCAGCGTCACCAATGGGCCGGTGATTTGGTCTTCATGGTAACCACCAAGGATGCCGTCAATAACTTTCCCCATGGCGTCCTTCATCACGGGAGGCATCCGGTTTTGCTTCAACTCAATACCTTTCACATACCGCTTGGGTTGATGGGTTTGCCCGTCCGTCCAACAAACAAGGCCAGCGTAGCGGTTCTTCTCCATGAGGATGAACGAAGACGACCACTTCTCAAATTGAACGATGATGGGGTGCATCCGGCGGTTCATTTCATGGAGCGACGACTCGCCATCGTCGGGAGTCTCAACCTTACACATCACCGAGTCGGTGTGTCCGTAGACCACGGGATGGCCCAAGTCCTCGGCAACTTCCTTCAATTTGAGCAAGGTTTGTCTTGAGGTAAAAGTGATTGCGGCGGCGATGTCGGGGTGATACAACCCATACTTGGAATCGCCAGCAACGCCATACATGGATGCGACGAGAGACTTGGTGGCGTATTGCAGGGCGTCATAGCGCACCCGTTCTTCGTCCGTTGTAGCGTCCTTCATCAGTTGCTTGTAGTGGTCACGGAGAACCGTCATGTTGTCCATTTGTCGCACCAGCAACCCCTTGCTCTCCTGTGAGAACCTTGTACCATTTCCACAGTCCTTACCGCCGTGAGAAAGCGTGTCCCATGAGATATTGTGGAGGTCAGCGTTGCTGTGATACATGGCTTTTACATCAAAAATACCTATGTTTTGGTAGATGTCCTTCTTACCCTCCATGACAATTGCTCCGTCATAATTCACCTTGTCAAACATTGGTTTGGAAGGTATTTGATGTTCAAATTCGGGGTCGCCCAAAGCAAGGCAGGTGAAGACCTGCGTCACAAACGGAGTGCTACGGATTTCGCATTGTGCAATATGTTGCACAGCGATGAAGTAGTCAAGGGCGTTCACGAGTCCGTTTAGTCGGGGAAGTAAGCGCACATCCTGTCGGTTGTATTCAAGGTAAAGAATCGGGTCGGAGTAGTAGGTGTCGTGTCCGTCGGGCAATTCGGTTTTCTTTTCCCCTAAACATTCCCAAGCGACATCACCTAACTTGTAGTTTGGCAACTTGCCGTTCTTCAACTCCCACAACTTGGGGAAGGCGAGTCGCAAGTCAATGACATTCCGTCCGACGATAGGTTGCGCCCAATCACCGAAGTCGTAGCGAATGCGGTTGAGCGGCGACATGTTGGATGCACGAACACCGGTCTTTTTGCACCGCTCAACGATTTGCTTCAAGTCGGCACCGGCAACATACCAGCCGGTGATGATGTCGGGGTCTTGCTTCCGCATAAACGCCGTGAAGTGGGTGAGCAATTCGGCTTCCGTGTTGAAAAGAAGAACAGGAGTATCGTAATCATATCTGTTGCCGTTGGCATCAAACAGGAAGTCCTTCTTGCCTGTTTGTTCAGCATTCAACGCAACACCATGGGGTAGAACCGCCCAAGAGTATAGATTTCCGGTAAAATTATCATGAACGGTAAGCATGGTGATTTGGCCGCTGTCCGTCTTCCATTCTCCGTCAAGATACCAAACCCTATGATGATAGGGTTCAAAGGTCTTCTCGCCAGCCTTCTTACGAGCCGTCAAGACTTGATTCGTGAACGGGATGTTGCCTTCCCATGTGGGGCCAATCTTGGAGAGGTAGCGAATAGTTTCGGTGGAGAAGCAAGAGATTTTTGTCAAAGGTTCACCAAAAACTCCCCTGTAGCCCGACTTCCTCGTCTCGTTTATGAATTGTGCATCCTCATCTCGCACGAAGCAATATGGGAGTCTGTCTTTGATTGCAGTTTGTTTCCGGTTGCCGTTGGCATCACGATAGCGAACCAACACTTCGTTGTGTCCGACTTGCTCCACAATCATATTACACCCTTAGAGTGTGGCCTTATAAGGGTTTCAAGTGCGCCTTCCACGAGGGCGGGTAGTGATATTGTGCTTGACTAACCATTGGTGGATGCTCATCGGGGTGATTCCGAATTGGTTTGCTATTTCCGCCATGGTGCGATTTTTGCCGATGTATTCTTGCTCCAACCAATCCTTGCGATGGTAGAGCGGTTTGGCCGGTTTGATGAAGTGTTTGATTTCAACGACGAGAACATCCCCATCGCCGCTGTTTCTCTCATGTCTTTGGAACCCCGACTCATCAAATTTAGCGTCACACACACGAACCCATTCGCCCGTGTTGGGGTCAATCACTTCAACCATGATACTCCTACGCTTGCGAACAATATAAAAGCATTGATACTTATTCTTCTTCCCTTAAAGTAGAGATGTTGCGTGGACGGTCAGCGACCCTAAAAATGCCGCATTGTAGCCTAACACCGTTGACCATTACCTTGTGATTGGTCATGTTTGTCGTTTTCTCCATCCCGCACCCCGAACAACGGCGGAGGCACTTACGGGGCGTTCTGCTCAAGACGACCCTCCCTTTCCAAACGGCAACAACGAGCGCACTTCACCGGCCCCTTCTTTTTTGACCATGATGTGTATTTTCTTTTACCGCAAGACTTACAGTCATACCACATCAGTTATCTCTCCACCAGTAGGTATGAGGTCGGTTGTAGGAACGGTTGACTATTTTCATCCGACAGAATGTCCCAAGTATGGTTCCGACTTGTTGTGGACTCATACCAACTGTTTTCGGTAAATACTTTTCCGCTAAAACACCTATTTGCGAGGCATTCAAGTAACGCCCATCGGCATCATACCGAAGGACAGCGAGACAAGCCAATTTAAGATAGACTCTACGGTTTGAAGGTCTGTCTCCCATACGCTCAAGGAGCAATTGAACCTGTTCGTCGGTTAGTAACTTCATAGTTCCGTTCCTAACCTGCTTCGCATCAACCATGAGAACACCTTAATTTAATGCCCCTGCCGCCCAAGCCCATTCACCATTCCCGAAGGAAACAGCGAACCGAATACCTTGGCCGTGTTCACGGAAGTCAAATAAATTCAATTTTGCTTTGCCCGTAAAACCTTTGAACAATTCATCAAGGCCACCGTCAAAGTCCCACGAAAACCCATTTGTCGGCATGAGGTATTTTTGCTCAAAGGCAATTTCGCTGGTGGTCTGTCCAAGAGATGGGTCGCCAACCGTGATAGAAAGACCGGCTGGCGAATCGCCGTTGGGAATCGTGAAGGTGTAGCGGTTGAGGCGTTGTCCGTTGATGGTGTCGCATCGGCAAGCGTCGTAAAGGTCGGCTACATTTACCTCAAAGGAACAGAACGAATGTTGTTCGCTTCCGTCGCCCAAAGTGTAGACGCCGTTCTCGGCGTCAATTTTGTTTGCGAGCGTTTGCGAGCGCACTTTGAAATCCAAGATTGTTTCTTGACTGTGTGTAAATGCTTTTGCGTCAAAAGAAGAGTCAAGCGTAGTCTGCTTGCCAGCCGACTTGAAGCGCAACTTGTCAGCCTCCCAAGTGATAGTAAGGTTTTGACCGTGAAGAGAAAGGACACCAAGCACACGGTCAATGTCGGGGATGGGGATGTTGCCCGTCCCACCACAGTCGGCAACAACTTCGGTAAGACCTGTCAAATCACGGGTAAGGCTCGTGATTCTCGCCTTGCTTCCGTCGCACATCAAGACACAGGATTCAACCTGTGCCTGTTGCTTGCCGTTGACAGTCTGCTTGCGCTTGCTGATGTTCAAGGCTCGCTTGAGTTGGGTATTGTTGATGCTTATTGTTGTCATGAAATTAACCTCCGATGTAATGCGTGAATGTGTTGGCCGGTGCCTCGTATTGTTCTTGTAACTCCTTGACGGCCCCGAAAACCTTCCCGATGTTGGGAATCTCGTCAATGATGGTTTCAAGGTCTGCGACTCGTGATTTCAATTCCTTGATTTGTTTCAAAAGCCCCTTTTGGTTTTTGTTCATGTCCTTGAGGACGGAAAGGATTTCCGATTCGTCCATGAAATCACTTCCAATTCAAAAACGGTAGTCCCGCCCACTTCACATCGCCCTTGACGACAGAAAGGATGGTGTGAGTCTCGCCCACATGTTCCATGTGCTTGCCCTTGATTTCCTCAATGGTGGC